CATATGGTTTTAAGGGAGTCGAGAAATACAAAGACAAGAAGGGCGAGGAGCGAACTCAATGGGTGACAGTCTGGACTAAAGAGCAGGTAAGAGAAGGGGAGACCCTAGAAGTTTCAGGCGATCTGTCGGTCAAGATTGAGAGCTTCACCGGTCGAGACAATGTCCCAAAGCAAGTCGCAGCAATCAACATCAACAACCCGACCATCACCAGATCGGAAATGCCCTTCTAAACTAGAGGGGTGATTGAACTTCATGTTTACGGCAGACCGACCCCTCAAGGGTCTAAGCGTGTATTCAACGGCAGGATTGTCGAGGCTCAATCAGCTAACCTAAAAAAGTGGCGAGCGGCTATTGAAGATGCTTGTCAACCATTCACAGAAGTCCATCTCGGTCCTATAAGACTTGAGGTGGATTTCTTTATGGAGCGGCCTAAATCAGTCAAGGTCTCAGAGCGACCCCTGCCAATCGTCGCACCCGACCTAGACAAGCTGGTTCGGGGCGTAGGGGATGGCATAGGGCAATCAGGGCGCATCTGGGGGGATGACAGCCAAATAGTCGAGATTCAGGCCCGCAAGTTTTATGCCGATGACCGAGAAACAGGCGCAATTATTAGGGTTTTGACCCTATAACTTCAAATATAACGATTACATAACAACGCAAGTTTTGGGCTTTTATTGACCCTGACTCAGACTAACCTATTCTCATCAGGGCAAGAAAGAGAAAGGAAACCCAGATGAACACCAAGCACATTGAATACACAACAATCAACAATCTAGCAATCTCGACGCACGCAGTCGCTCGTCAAGCGATGGAGGCCGGCGAATTTGAAACAGCCAATGTTTTAATGGATCAATACATCAAACTGGCAAGCAAGGCTTTTGCAATTTTGTCCGCAGAACTAAACAAAAAGGTGGGGGCTTAGGCCCTCACCCCGGAAGGGGCAACTAATGGACTTACTAGGACTTGCATTCTGCGTTCCGTTTTTCATTGCCGCACTTATGGCACACTTCGGAGTCAACTTCTCCGAGGACAACTACGACACAGGGGAAAAGAAATGACAGTAGAACAATTCCGCAATGAGGTAGATCGAAAGCTCGACCTCTTTGGCATGGCTCAATTCAGCAGAGGCTTTGAGTCCTGCATCGAAGCACTAGAAGAACTCTCTAACCATAAACACAACGAGGGTTTAAAGGAAACCGCCGAGGTCCTGAGATGGGCCGCTAAAGAATTGCTAGGAGAAAACGCATGAGAACCACTTGGCGAGACATCAAGTTCTGGATTGCTGACCGCTTGTTCGAATACGAGCTTGACGAGGCTTTCCGTCATGGCATCAAGGAAGGCGCAAGCTACGCAACGCAATGGCTGAGCTTCCGGACCGCTATCAACATCGACCGAATCAAGATGACAAAGGTCGAGCGCAAGGGCTACGAGAAGTGCCTAGACATAATCAAAGACGAACGCAAAGAAATTTCACTGAGGACAGGAGCAAGCCTTGATGTCAATCGTTTTATGGACTAAGCCCGGATGCTCTCAATGCGAGGCAACCGCTAGGCAGTTCGACAAAAGGGGAATTATCTACAAGACTCGCAAGCTCACGCCAAAGGCGGTAGATCGCTTCATCGAACTCGGCCTCACTGCAGCACCCATTGTTGAGACTGACCTCAAACGCTGGTCAGGATTCAGGCTAGAGAAAATTAAGAGCCTAGAGCAGCACCTAAAAAACGAGCGGGCGCATGGTGTCAATGTCCCGCTAGAGCCGATCCGACAAGTAGCAGATGAGGTCGAAGATGAATAACCTAGAACAATCACTCGATGAAATCATTGTCAACTCAAAAGAAACGGGCAGACGATCCGAGTTCACCCGCATCTTCAAGCTGCTGACTGAGAAGGAAGCCCTGCGCTCATCCTTCTTCCTTGATGGCTATGTTCTCTATACCGAGAATGGCCCGATAGACATAAGCCTAGAAGAACTGAGGGGCGAAGATGCTTGAATACATCCTCATATTGTCAGTGGTCAATACTTTACTGATAGCAATACTGTTACTAAAAACGAAAGCAGGGGAAGATGACTAACAGCGAATTTCAGGAAACAATCCACAAGGCTTGCATGGCAGCCTTCGAGACAGGGATAAAAGAAGGCAGAAGGCTAGAGGCCGAACGCTTTTGGAAGGCCATAGACTTAAACTCAACCTTCAACGAGATAGGTGACTTTATCTATCTCAACGATCTCAAAGACGGCCTAGAGGAAATTCAGAATGTCAAGGTGTCCTGATGTTGTCAAAATTGGATTCCAGCAATACCGCATCGTTCAACTCACCCAAAAAGATGACCCGCTACTCGCCGATTCAAGTGCAGGTTACACACAAGATTCCCGAAACATTATCGTCATTGACCGAGAGCTTGGAGAGAGCAAAAAGAGAGTCACAGTCTTTCATGAGCTACTTCACGCCTGTCGGTTTATTTTCCAGAACGATTCGCCTTCCAAAAAAATGGAATACGAGGAATGGGAACACCATTTCATTAGCGTTTGGGAGAACCCGATTCTCATGGTCCTCAAGGAAAACCCGGAGCTTACGCAATGGCTACTAGAAGAGAACTGAGGATAGCCGCCGATTTCAAACAGGCTGCTGGCTTACTGCGTGATCCGAATCTTGTCTGGTCTTCTGACCTTGACTCCATCCGGGAAGACTTAGCTCGCTTCATCGAAGGCTCCCTTGCCGATCACACTTGGCAGAACCCGACCCTGCAACGCATAGTGCAGTCACTAATCGCTGACGAAAACGACTTATCAATATGAACTACGAACCAGAAGACCTAATGAAGCTGTGGGCTTTTCAAGACAAGGTGAATGACCACTCGAAGTTTCTAATCGCTCAAGGCATCAAGCTAGGAGTGTTGTCTGTCCGAGTTGAAATGTCCAAGCTACTCTTACAGAAGTTCAATCAGCCGCTAAGTCAGGATGACATTGACGAGGCTGCTGCAATCGCCGAGAACTTCGCATTGACCGAACTAGAGAAGGGGATGAAGAATGCTAGAGGGTCTTGAGCCAGTCACAGGAAAACGCAGATGCAAAACCAGAGCCACGCTTGAGGGCATGGATGCAGGGGATAAGAAAATCCTGACTGAAGCACTTGCAAACAAAACCAAATGGAGTGACAAAGGTCTTTCTGTTGCCCTGAGTCAGAGGGGCGTTCAATTGTCAAACGAAGCAATCGGAAGGCATCGCAGGGAACTCTGCTCCTGCTATAACTAATGCTAGAGAACTTAGAACCTGCGCCGAAGATTACAGCGCAACCGAACTTCCGACCTGCCATCGAGTTTGACGGACTTGAGGGCGAGGCCACAACACCGGGCTACGCAACGCAACCTGCAAACTTTGACGAGTTTCTACAGAGCGCAGGCATTGACCCTAGTGACATTGACATCATCCCGCCGATCAGAACCTCACGCTGGCAACAGCGAGAAGGCGGCGAGTGGTTGGTCTCTTACCGCTTTACCTTCCGCAAGAAGAACCGAGAGGTTGACCTGCCACTTCTTATGTCCGAAGCTCGCAAGGGCGCAGGTAAAAGAAAAGACATCAAGACAACAGACAAGGCTCTCATCGTTGCACCTTCAGACTTTCAAGTAGGCAAGACAGGCTCAAGGGGCGGGACACAAGAACTCATCGCCAGAGTCATGCGTTCCTATGAGCGCATCGAGCAACAGATGAAGTCGGGCAAGTATGAGCGCATCTTCATCATGGACATTGGTGACATTATCGAGTCGTTCTCAAATGCTGCTCACTTCAACCAGCTAGAAAGCAATGACCTATCCCCAATGCAGCAGGTAGATGTTGCCACTTCGCTGATGCTTGACCTAATCAAGCGGGCGCACAAATATGCACCGGTCACTTATGGATCAGTTGCCTCCAACCATTGTCAAAACCGATTCAAGGGGCAACAGGTCGGCAAGCCGGGACTCGATGACTGGGGCATCGCCATACTCCAACAACTACGCAGGGTAACAAAAGAACTAAGGATGGATGTTGAATACCTAATCCCACAGCCACATGACGAGGGCTTTGCATTTCAATACGGAGTCAACACAATCGGCGTAGTGCATGGACACCAAGCTAACCGACCCGAAGGCGTGACTAAGTGGTGGTCTAACTCAACCTTTGGCAACCAATGGGTGCAGCCTTGTGATGTTCTGATAACAGGCCACTTCCACCATCTCATCGTGCAAGAACTTGGACAGAGGTTCGATGCAAACGGCTCAAAGTTCTGGGTGCAATGTCCGACTATTGACGCAGGCTCAGACTGGTATCGCAGAACATCGGGTGATGACTCGACCTGTGGCATCCTGACTATCGAGCTAGAGAAGAACACGCCATTCGAAGGGGAAGTAAAGAAGCAATGATTCAGGGTGAAAATTACACAGTTCACATTGGCAATAACTTAGACATTCTTCCTACCCTGAAAGATTGCTCAGTAGATTCCATCGTCACCGACCCACCTTACGAACTTGGCTTCATGGGCAAGAAGTGGGATTCATCGGGCATTGCCTACAACCTTGACTTATGGCGTGAGTGCTTGAGGGTTCTCAAGCCTGGCGGTCATCTCTTAGCCTTCAGCGGTTCTCGCACCTATCACCGAATGGTTGTTGCAATAGAAGACGCAGGGTTTGAAATCCGAGACATGATTGCATGGATAAGCAACAAGACCTTTCCTAAGTCGCTCGATGTATCAAAGGCAATAGACAAGGCAGCAGGGGCAGAAAGAGAAAAGATTAGGACACCTATTACGGCTGGCTCAACTGCTGGAAAGGGAAGCTCTAATGAAATAGATGAAAGACCTTGGTTAACTAGGGCAAGAGAAGTTGGCTTTCACGAACACGACAGCTATAAAGCGGTGACCCCCGAAGCTCAACAATGGGAAGGATGGGGAACAGCCCTCAAGCCAACTGTTGAACCTATCGTCATGGCTCGCAAGCCTCTAATCGGAACAGTTGCCGAGAATGTCCTAACCTACGGCACAGGCGGGCTAAACATAGATGCAAGCAGAATCGGGTTTGCATCAGAGGAAGATGTTGCCGATTACCACTTCAATAACAACGGCGCAGGTCGAATGAATAAAGAAGAGGGTGAAAATCTGGGTCTGCACAATGGCGGCTGGAAGGTAGTCAAAGAAGAAAGAGAAACACCTAAAGGTCGCTGGCCTGCCAATGTAATCCTTGACGAATACAGCGCAGAGCTACTAGATGAGCAGAGCGGAATACTCAAGTCTGGTGGTTCAAGCCCAAACGCTAACCGAACAGCCCCTAATGGCAGCGGTTTAACTATGAGTCACATGATGCCAAAACTAAATACTAATTACCCCCCAAGTTCAGGCGGAGCAAGTCGCTTCTTCTATGTTGCTAAAGCATCAAAGCGTGACAGGAATGAAGGACTAGAAAACCTAGAGGAAAAATTCACAGCTGCCGCCGAATTTAGACCGAACCATATGGAGAAGGCCGTTGATGGAGAAAGCGGTAACCCCTATGGCCGATTTCAGCCAGTCAAGAACTTTCATCCAACAGTCAAACCAACCGACCTGATGCGTTACCTAATCAAGCTCGTGACCCCACCTAACGGAATAGTCCTAGACCCATTCACAGGTTCAGGCTCAACAGGCAAGGCAGCAATTCTTGAAGGCTTTAGGTTTATCGGTATCGAGATGACCGAGGACTACATTCCGATTATCGAAGGCAGATTGAAACACGCTGAGGCAGAAAGGGGATTGTTCTAATGCCAACCTATGACTACAAGTGCAACACTTGTGACCAGACCATAACCATCCACGCAGGGATAGAAGAAGAAGTCCTAACCCCAATCTGCGCTCATTGTAAAGCTGACATGGTTAGGGATTACAACTTTCGCTCATTCAAGTTCAACGGCAAAGGTTTCTACTCAACAGACAAATGAAACCCTTTGACCCGACTCTCTACAAGACAGACGATCCTGCAAAGGATAAAGTCCTTCGCTGGCTTCGACACAGGGGATACAAAGCAAAAGTAAACCCTGACCAATACGGCATCGACCTATTAGCTGAGAGCGAGGGCAAGACAATCGGCATCGAGGTAGAGGTCAAGCACAACTGGAAGGGACAGGCATTCCCCTATCAGACAGTTCACATCGCCTCACGCAAGCTCAAGTTCTTTGAGACTGAGGACAATCACCTGATGATGCTGAATGATGACTGGAGCTTCGGGCTTAGCTTCAGTGCCGAGCAGATCAGAGCTGCCGAGGTAATCAAGAAGGATACGATATACACTCAACAAGAATTATTTATTAAGCTACCCCTCTTGCTCGCTAGGCGGTTCTACCTGAATGAGATTTCCTAGACCATGTTTGCAATGTCAAAAATTACATCAAGACCGGGGGGACTATTGTCAAGATTGTCGCAGGGTAAAAGAGAAAGCTAGGGAAGACAACCCTTATCGCAAAGAGAAGAAGCGAATGCTTTACAGCTCTGCCTATAAGGCAGCAGCCAAGATAATCAAAGCCAACGCAACTCACTGTCACATCTGCAAACAGCCCTTCACCGATAGG